GGAGCGCCAACGCGCTAGACGTGCTGTAGACAAGCGTGATACTGGCACAGTGATGGAGAAGTCACCGAAGCGTAAAGGTAAAGATGTAAGCCACACTAAAGCATTAAGTAAAGGCGGCACGAATGCAGATGGGTACAAACTAGAGTCGCCTAGTAAAAACCGCTCACGTAATTACCAGAAGAAGAAATAAGTTAGGGATTCCCTAACAATACCGTGCTAACGCACTGCAAAGGTACATATGAAAATAATAGACAACAAGGCTATCTTGTTGCGTAGTAGCAACCCTGAAAGAATAGCCAACCTCATACCTAGGAGTAAAGCACTACCCGATAACAGGGTACTGGTTAAATGGGGTTTTGACGAGACAACCATACTCAACAACATGGGTATAAAAGTACCCTCACCTATCAAAGGTCAGTACGCGTGGACAGGGCAGTACAAACCTTTCGCCCACCAGATTGAAACGGCCGCGTTCTTTACTATGAACCGCAGGTCTTTTTGTTTCTCTGAGATGGGGACTGGTAAAACTGGCAGTGCTATATGGGCATCTGATTACTTATTAGCACAAAAGATAATCAAGCGAGTGCTGATTATATGCCCACTGTCTATAATGGAATCGGCGTGGAAAGACGACATGTTTAAGTTTGCCATGCACCGCAGTGTAGAAGTAGCGTACGGCTCTAAGCGGAAAAGGCTAGACGTGCTCAGCCTCAACACCGAATACGTGATAATAAATTATGACGGTATAGAGATAGTGTTCGACGAGATAGACAAAGGCGGTTTCGATTTAATAATCGTAGACGAAGCTACCCACTACAAGAACCCAAGCACTGATAGGTGGAAAGTACTCAACCGATTGCTAAAGCCGGACACGTGGTTATGGCTTATGACGGGCACACCTGCCGCACAATCACCTATAGATGCCTTTGGACTTATAAAACTCGTGGCGCCTAAGACTATCCCTAGATACATGAACTCGTTCAAAGACTTACTGATGATAAAGATATCGCAGTTTAAGTGGATACCTAAACACAACGCGTCAGAGAAAGTTTTCGAGTTACTGCAACCCGCCATACGATACTCTAAAGAAGAGTGCCTAGACTTACCAGAAATGGTTTATGTAAAACGTGACGTAGAACTATCCAGACAGCAGACGAAATACTACAAAGCCCTCAAAGAGAAACTTGTTATACAGGCCGCAGGTGAAGAGGTTACCGCGAAGAACGCCGCTATAGCTATGAGTAAGCTACTGCAAATAGCCCTTGGCGCCACTTACACCGACAACAAAGAAATACTAGAGTTCGACATAACAGACAGATACAAAGTGCTACGAGAGGTTATCGACGAGTCTAGCAAGAAGGTACTCATATTCGCCCCGTTCAAGAACGTCATAAACCTAATAGCACGTAAGTTAACTAAGGACGGTATAAGTAACGAGATTATATGTGGAGATGTGCCTGCTAGTAAACGCACAGAAATATTTAGGAAGTTTCAAAGCACGGACACACCACAGGTTTTAGTTATCCAACCACAATCTGCCGCGCATGGAGTAACACTAACCGCCGCCAACACAATTGTATGGTGGGGGCCGACAAGCTCACTAGAAACATATGCCCAAGCAAACGCCCGAGTACACCGAGCAGGACAAGACCATAAGTGCACCGTTGTGCAACTTCGTGGGTCCCCTGTGGAGAAACATGTCTACGCGCTATTAGACAACAGAATTAACCTGCATGAAAAAATTATAGATTTATACAACGAAATACTTGCGTAAGTTACTATTTACCTTTATAGTACTTGCTCACACGAACAAACAGCAACTGGAGATACACAATGACCGCCGAATTACCCAACAAACTAACGAATGTCTACATCAAGATTCGTGACAAACGCGCCGAAATAAAACGTGCTTTTGATGCGGAAAACAAGAAGTTAGAAGACCAACAAAACAAAGTTAAGATCGCACTACTTGGATACTGCAAAGAGCAGGGTGTTGAGAGTGTGAAGACTACTTCTGGTACGTTTTACCGTACCGTCAAGACACGGTTCTGGTCTAACGACTGGTCTGAAATGCACAAGTTTGTACTTGCAAAAGAACTACCTGAGTTTTTCGAGAAACGTCTTAATCAAACCGCTGTACGTGAGTACATCGAAGAAAACCCCGATGCTGAAATAGCGTCGCTAGAGCAAACGTCAGAATACCAAATAACAGTAAGGAAAGCATAATGCGATTTAACACCATCGAAGAATTGGCCGAGCATTTTTCGGTATCCGTATCCACCATACGTAATTGGGTTAAGGCTAACCATATCCCCAAGAGTGCATACGTTAAAATAGGTAGCACATACCGCTTCAGTGTAGAAAAAGTAGAACAGTCTCTTTTAGAGGCAGGCACAGAAGACCATAAAAACGCGGCTGTAGAAGGTCAAGCTAAGGATATTGAAGGTATAATCCCCGATGATGGGCTATCCGATGTATTCGACGAACATTACACAACAGACGATATATAAGGAATCAACATGAGCACAGATATTTCAAATTTAGCAGGTGCCTTAGCTAACAGCGACATGTTCAAATCACTACTAGAAGATAATAACAAGTTAATAGGTAGTGGCGGCAACGATTACAAACGTATCAGTATCAAAGGTGGTAAGTTTCGTTTAATGGTTGGTGGAGAACAAGTTAGTGTGAGAAAAGAAGATAACATTGACATCGTTATCATAGACGCGTCGCCTATATCACGCACGTACTACGAAGGTTCGTATGACCCTAAAACGGTTACACCACCATCTTGTTGGTCAGAGGATACTAAGACGCCTAGTGCCAAAGTACCTGCAAGTCAGAAGCAGTCAGATAAATGCGCTACCTGTGCACAATCTATAAAGGGTAGTGGGCAAGGTGATTCAAGGGCGTGTAGGTTCAGTCAGCGTTTGGCGGTTGCCCTTACAGATGATTTAACAACTATATACCAACTACAACTACCGGCGACATCACTATTCGGGGATGCTAAAAACGGTAAGATGCCAATGCAGTCCTACGCTAAGTTCTTGAATGCTAACAAAGCACCGGCAATTGCTGTTGTGACAAACATGTACTTCGATGAAGAAGCGGAGACACCTAAGCTATTCTTTAAAGCGGTGCGCCCGTTGGCCGAAGCAGAATTAACAGTTGCCGTAGAAGCTAAAAATTCAGACTCCACTAAAGACGCCCTAGCTATGACCGTATCAGAAACTGACGGTGTTGAAAGTAAAGCTGAGACCAAGCCTGAGACCAAGCCTGAGACCAAGCCTGAGACCAAGCCTGAGACCAAGCCTGAACCTGAGGAAGAGGTAGAAGAACCAAAGAAAACAACCAAGAAAGCTGCCCCAGAAGTTGAAGTAGACGACGACCTTAGCTCCTTGATAGACGAGTGGGACGACTAAAAAAATAAGGCCCTCACTCATGGGGGCGCTCTACTGGGGTTTATGATGTATAGACGGACATTTCTAAATACCGCGTTAAGCGGTAGTGGGCACTATTGCCTACTCGGTATAAGTAAAAGCGGGTCTAGGAAACAGTCTTTCCATAGTACTGTTGACGAGTTAATAGATGAGGCCGACGACCTAGATGCTAAAGGGTATAACGCCTACTTCGCTCTAGCCACGTTCCAAGATGATAAGTCTAGGAAAGTAAGTAATGTTAAACACCTGAAGTCGCTATTCCTAGATTTAGATTGCGGTGAAGGTAAGGAGTTTAAAACTCAAAAGGAAGCCGTAACACGTCTTGACGAGTTTAGAAGTGTATACAAGCTACCAACGCCAACACTGGTTAACTCCGGCAGGGGCGTCCATGTTTACTGGATACTCACCGAAGCCGTACCATATGCGGATTGGTTTCATGTAGCCCAAAGACTGAAAGAAGCATGTGTAGATAATAAGTTCGGCGCTGACCCATCGGTAACTGCCGACGGTGCTAGGGTTTTACGAGTGCCCGATACGCATAACTACAAGCCTGATACGCCAGTTGATGTGTACATATACAACCAAGACACTGATATGGCGCCAGTAGACTTTGAAGATTTTGCCGCACTGCTTGGCACCGAACCTGTAGCGCCACCCCTACTCGTGAGCACTACTAATATAGAAATCGGCTCGTTGATGCAACACCTGATGGGTAACAAGGAGAGTTTGTTTAAGGACATTGCCAAGCGGTCTCTCCTAGGTAATGGTTGTGCACAAATAGCTAACATAATTAAGAACCAAGCTGAGGTAGACGAACCTTTATGGCGGGCGGGTATATCTATCGCCGCACATTGTAGCGACCGTGATACTGCTATCCACAAGATATCTAGTAAGCACCCTGACTACTCAGCACAAGAAACAGAACGTAAGGCAGGCGAAGTTAAAGGCCCGTACCTGTGTGACTCGTTTAACGATTTGAACCCTGAGTTGTGTAAGGGGTGCCCGCACAAAGGCAAAATAAAATCCCCTATCGTACTAGGTAGTAAGTTGAAGGAATCCGAGGCTGTAGATAATATATACAAGGTGGATACACCTACGAGTAGCGAGACGGTAGACACTGTTCAAGCACCGGCACTTAGTTTACCTAATGCCCCAATGACGCAGTACCAGATACCTAAATACCCTTTCCCTTATGTGCGTGGGGTTAACGGTGGGGTGTATCGTAGAGACCGAGACGCTGATGGTAACGTAGAAGATGTACTCGTATGCCAATATGATTTCTATGTAGTGCAACGTACGTACGATGTGGCATCTGGGGAATCTATTATCATACGCATACATTTTCCTAAGGATGGAGTACGTGAGTTTTGTATGGAGATAACACAGGCCTCTTCGAAAGAAGAGTTTCGCAAAGTAGTGTCTAAGCACGGGATATTCCTTGCTAATACTAGTGATTTAATGAGGTATACGATGGAATGGGTTAACGAACTACAACAGAAAAAGAAAGCAGACGTAGCGCATAATACGTTCGGGTGGGTAGGCAAGAACTTTGATACCTTCATACTAGGCAACCAGAAGTTTACCCCTACAGGCGCCGAGTTCAACCCGCCCTCAGCGGGTACTCAGCAGATGTTTAAGTTTTTTGAGCCAAGAGGTACACTTGACGAGTGGAAGAACACAATGGCTATATGGCAGGACCCTAAGTTTGTCATTCAGCAGTACGCCTTGGGTATGGGTTTTGGTTCGGTGCTTATGGAATTAGTCAACGTCAACTCTGCGGCAGTGCACTTTTACAGTAAAGAGTCGGGCGTAGGTAAAACGGCTATGCTCCTTGCTATGGCTAGTATATGGGGTGATGGGGAACGGCTAGTATTAGGCAAAGATGATACCACTGCTTTTAAAATGAACAGGTGTGAGACGTACCATAACCTACCAATGCTTGTAGACGAGATTACTAACATGTCCCCGAGAGACGCGTCGGAAATGGTATATCAGTTTACGAACGGTAACCAACGCGGGCGTATGAGCGCGAACTCTAATGCCGAACGGGAACGAGGCGAACCATGGTCACTTATGGTAGCCACAACAGGTAACACGTCAATACTTGAGATAATAGCCTCTGGTAAGGCTGACCCTAAAGCCGAAGCGCAACGAGTGCTAGAGTGCAAAGTACCTAGAATATTTACGGATTCGGCTGATAAGAACATAACCGACGATTTTAGCCGAGGGGTGTTAGCCAACTACGGCCACGCAGGGCCTATTTTTATCGACTACATCATGCAAAACACGAACGCAGTAAGAACCATGATATCGGACGTCGCTAAGAAAGTAGACACCGCCGCGCAGTTGACGTCGGAGAATAGGTTTTGGTCCGCTCAAGTAGCTTGCACGTTAGTAGCACTGACACTAACAAAGAAACTAGGCCTGCATAACTTCGACAGTAAGATTATATATAAGTGGGCTATACACGACCTTATACACAGTAACCAAGTAAATCTAGCAGGTATGGCTAGCACTGCACTAGAGTACATGAACGAGTTCTTAACCACGCACAAAGGTAAGATACTCCAAATAGCCAGTAGTGATAAGTATGGGCAGAAGGACATGGAACAACTAAACCTGCAAGTGCCCGAGGAAGATGCTAAGTACGAACTAGTAGCGCGATACGAGACAGATACGCAGATGTTCTTTGTTAAGACCACGGCATTGAAGGAGTGGACCGCTGAGAGACAGATACCCTATAACGACTTAATAGAAGAATTAAAAAATACGGCATCGGCCGAAATCAGGAAAATTAGGCTCGCATCAGGGACTAAACTTAGACTACCTGCCGCCAGTGTAGTTGCTATGAAGTTTTCACTAGATGAAGGAGAGTAGACTAGTACCCACTAACTGCATATCAGTAAGTGGGGCATTTGTTCAGATAGATTGGAGCTTGTTCCGCGTAGGGGTGTCTATGTTCGTACCGTGCATAGATACAGAAAAGACGCTAGCAGATGTTAAGAAGGTTTTTAAGAAACGAAAGTGGCGTATGGTGCACGTAATTCGTATAGAAAATGCCGTTTATGGTATTCGCTTTTGGCGAACAGTGTGATATAGTTCCCTTACAGTGTATCTTCCCTCGTGCTGTTATACTGTGCTTCCGATAAGAAGGCCCCGAGTTTCCTCCAGTTTCGCGGGGCTTTTTTTCGTCTACTAGTTCAGCTTTGGCGTGAACGAACCA